GTTCCGGCTGGAGTAACCGCGGCTGATGTTTGGGTAATAGGTGGTGGCGGTGGTGGTTCTGGCACCGTAAATTTAAGCGCCGCAAACAGGGCCGGGATTGGTGGCGTAGGTTCTTCTACTACAGGATGGGGTGCTAACGGTTCTCCGGGTTCTTTTGGCTCTGGTGGAGCATCAGGTGCAATATATTGCGGAGGATTCACAGGTGTGAATACTACAGGTGGAGGCACCGCTCCGTGTGGCGCTGGAAATACAGCTACTAGACGAGGTTCTGGTGGTGGTGGTGGTGGCGCATATGCGGGTCAGACAGGTGGTGGCGGCGGCGGCGGCGGCGGAATTGCGTATGTTAGGGCAACAGGATTAACTCCGGGTGGGACTGTAGCTTATGTTATCGGGGCTGCGGGTAATGGTGGGGGTCTCCAAGCTGCGGGTAACACTGGCGGCACAAGCTCATTTTCAACATTGGCGACTGCTTCGGGTGGCTCAGGGGGTGCAGGGGGGGCGGCAAGTCCGTTTAGTACTTGCAAAGGCGTTGGTGGAGCAGGGCTTGGTGGTCAGATAGTTATAAACTATTAGGGGGTGATATGAAAAAAGCATTAATAGCACCACAGAAAAAATGTGATGGATTCGCAATTGCAGAAGTATGTGAAATAGAATTTGGTGTTTCGGAGCCGTTTTTCTGGATAGACTGCGAAGATGATGTTTCTGACATTACTCATTATTATGCGCTTGATAAAACTATAAAGATGTATGAGAAGCAACCGTGTGTTATAAAAGAAAAAGCCAAACTAAATCTTATAGAGACAGATTGGACGGTTATGATTGAAAATGACGGGTCTGATATGTATTTACAGAATAAAAATGCTTTTGTTTCTTATAGGAACATTTTACGAAATATAGCTATAGACCCAAAGCCTGTTGATGAATGGCCCGAAAGGCCGAGTGCTGTATGGGCTAAGAATTGAGCAATTTGCGTCCGACTATATTAGATTCCTTTAATAAGAATACGGATTCTTTAAATAATATTTGGCCCTTATATCAGAATACTGTCCCGCATTTCGCGTTCGCTAAAAACGTATTCTCCCAAGAACAGTGCAAGTCAATTATAAATATTGGTAAAAATTCATTACCATATTCGGATGAGCCGTCCAGAACAATATGCTCAGAAATTAGGGGGTCAACGGTAAGCTGGATTCGTCCTATAGAGGGGAATGAATGGATATTTCAAATTCTATCAAATGCCATTTTGGTTCTTAATAAAGAATATTTCCAATTTGATCTATTTGGGTTTGCTCACGCGGTACAATTTACTGAATATCAATCCCCGGGTGGAAAATATGACGCTCATGTAGATACTCTATATGGGGCAGATATTCGGAAGCTATCTATTTCAGTGCAACTTTCCGATGAGAATGATTATGATGGTGGAGATTTTATTTGTAATTATGGACAGGAAGAAATTATGCCTAGAACTCAAGGAACCGCTATAGCTTTTCCTAGTTACGCTCTCCACGGGGTCAAGCCTGTTACTAAAGGAACTAGGTATAGTCTGGTTGCTTGGATCACTGGGCCTCAATTCAAATGAAAGACTTTATTGGGATATATGAGGACGCTCATTCGCATGAGTATTGCGACGCACTAATCGCATATCATGAATCTATGACTGTTAATGGGCTTGTGTTTAAAAGGGATGAATGTACGCGGTTAGAAAAGGAAGATGTTGCGGCATTTTCTAGCGAATCTTATATTTACAATACGGCCATATTTGATACATTTACTGGAATTTTTTGGAGGGATATATACCCTCAGTATTCAAAAGAGATTAGCGTCTTAAATACGATGGGGAAACATTCTATATTCTCCGTAAAAGTCCAAAAAACAGAAATTGGGGCGGGGTATCATATATGGCATTGCGAGAGCGATACCCGCGCCACATCCGTAAGAGTCTTAAATTTTATTCTATATTTGAATGATGTAGAGGAAGGTGGTGAGACAGAATTTCTTTATTATCATAAAAGAATAAAGCCCAAAAAAGGAATGTTACTATTATTTCCGGCTGGATTAACTCATACACATAGGGGCAATCCTCCTTTAAGCGGTGGGAAGTATATTTTAACGGGATGGGTAGAGATGTAATGGTGCAAAAGATAGATTTTGTCTGGAAACTAGATTAAAATCTCAACATAAGACACAACATGACTGCACGGATTCGCTAGTGAGCGAACCGAATTCCTAGTAAGGAGCAGATCGTGGCAGTATTTAATAAGAACTCCCTATCTCAAGTCAGCGGATTCGACAATCCGATCATCGCTGGCGAACTCGTATACCAACAGTCCACCTTCTGGAATCTCGCCCTAACTGGCGATGATGGTGTAACGCCCGTTGATCTAACCGATGCGACCATAGACGCTCAGATAGTCCGCAGAACCTTATCCAATGTGAAGGACTCCCGATACGGGTTGACCTTCGACATAACGAATTATACCCCAACACCTGCCGCGATTCCTTTAACTATTGTTAACCGTGATAACGCTGCTGGCTCTTTCACACTTATCATAAATGATGACTCGTGGGACTTAGTTGATGATGACGCTCAACTGGCTATTAGTTCAATTAATGGCGCGGGCTTCTCTGGTCGAATCAAGATAGGCTTTGTCGCTGCTGGAAGCACTCCGGCAGAGGACAATATAATCTTTCTTCTCTTTATTGTTCGCAGTGATGGCATTGTAAAGATCTGATATGGCGAACCTTAATGTAAACGTAACCGATGGGAATAATCTCACGGTACAGGTAACGCCAGTACCCAGACAAGTCATTCAGATAAATAGAGGCACTGGTGGTGGCGGTAATAACAATCTCATCGCAGGTTATCCCGTGGTGATGAGCAATATTCAATATCGGGATGTAGTGATGTTCGGTTCTAACGAATGGAACAATGTTAATCAAACCGAAATAACCGATGGTGGAAACTTCTAAGGAGTATTAAAAATGGCAAACAAGATCAGAATTAAACGTAGAGCAAATGGCGGCGGCGCTGGCGCACCCGCTTCACTAGAGAACGCAGAACTAGCCTTTAACGAACAAACGAATATTCTGTACTACGGTACAGGAACGGGCGGGGCTGGCGGTACAGCTACTAGCATTATTACTATCGCTGGTAATGGCGCGTTTGTAGATCTATCTTCTGCACAGACAGTCGATGGAATAAAAACCTTTACTGATGAAATCGTCGCTGACATTAGCGGCAATGCTGGAACAGTTACCGACGGCGTTTATACAACCGACACGGCAACCGTTACCAACACAATGCTGGTGAATGATTCCGTTACAGTAGGAACCACAGAAATTACTTTAGGTTCTTCTGAAACAACTATTGTTGGTCTAGTCTCTGTTACCTCTACCGACTTTGTTGGTGCGTTAACAGGCAACGCAGATACCGCAACGGCTTTAGAGACTGGTCGCACTATCTCGATCACTGGCGATATTGCTTACACCTCGGATGCTTTCGACGGCACAGCAGCAGTGACGGGAACAGGTACGCTTGCTACAGTCAATAGCAATGTAGGCACTTTCACCAAATTGACCGTAAATGCAAAGGGTCTAGTAACGGCTGCGGTCGATGCTTCTATCTCTGATTTGACCGCACCAACAGGCGATGTAGCTTGGGGTACTTACAAGATCACTGGTCTGGGCGATCCTACCTCTGCTCAAGATGCTGCTACTAAAGCCTATGTAGATTCAGTCGCACAGGGTCTTGATCCAAAGGCTTCTTGCGTCGCTGCTACTGTTGCTAACATCACTTTATCTGGCGCACAAACGATTGACGGAATTTCAATCACCGCTGGTATGCGCGTTCTGGTAAAGAATCAAACGCTAGACGAGAACAACGGAATCTATCAATGTAACGCTGGTGCGTGGACCCGGACTACCGATGCGAATACTTGGGATTCTTTAATCGGCGCATTTACTTTTATCGAAGAAGGAACCACACAAGCAGATAGTGGATGGGTTTGCTCAGTCAACTCAGGTGGAACTCTCGGAACAACTCCTGTAACTTGGGTTCAGTTCTCTGCCGCTGGAGCCTATGTTGCTGGCACAGGATTGACGCTGACAGGTAACGAGTTCTCGATTACTAACACCGCAGTAACCGCAGCAGCATACGGAACTAATGATGGATTCTACACAACCGCGTTCACAGTTAACGCACAGGGGCAATTGACCGACGCGGCTGATTATGAAATTAATGTGGACGGCGGCACGTTCTAATTTTAACTCCGGCTATATAGCCTAAAGGAGAGCCTAATGGCAAATTCTATTAAGATCAAACGGTCGGCGGTTGCCGCTAAGGTTCCGCTGACCACTGATTTGGCTTTGGGTGAACTTGCTATCAATACATACGATGGTAAGTTGTACATGAAGAAGGATGATGGAACAGAATCTATCGTCACCGTTAACACTGGCGGGGCTGGATCGGGAGATGTAGTTGGCCCCGGTTCATCTACCGACAACGCTATAACTCGATTCGATGGTGTTACTGGACTTCTTATTCAGAACTCCACAGCTACGCTAGATGACTCTGGGGCTATCTCTGTATCGGCAGCGAACATATCGGGGCTTACAGCCTCGTCAGCGGTGGCTACAGACGTTTCCAGTAATCTTGTTAGCGTAGCCAATACGGGAACGGGTGATAATGTTCTGGCAACTAGCCCAACTCTCATCACTCCGGCTCTCGGCACTCCTTCTGCTTTAGTCGGAACCAATATAAGCGGCACTGCTTCTGGTCTTTCAATTGGCGGCAATGCTGGAACGGTAACGGATGGTGTCTACACAACGGACACCTCGACCGTCACCAATACAATGCTGGCGGGTTCGATAGCGAACGCCAAACTAGTTAATTCAAATATCACAATAAACGGATCAGTAACAGCCCTCGGCGGCTCTGTTAATGTCGGCACGGTCACTTCGGTTACTGGAACAAGCCCTATCTCGTCTACTGGTGGCGCGGCTCCTGATATAAGTATCAGTGCAGCGGGGGTTTCTACCTCCGGCTATCTAAGCGCGACGGATTGGAATACCTTTAACGATAAAGGTGATGGGGCTGTAGTCTCTATCACAGGAACAGCAAACGAGATAGACGTATCCTCTCCGACTGGTGCGGTAACTCTATCTCTACCAGCGACTATTAACGCAGACACTACGGGATCGGCTGCGACCCTAACTACCCCGCGTAACATTGCTGGCGTTTCATTTAATGGCTCGGCAAGTATAGATATTCCATTATCCAATCTGAATGAAGTAACGATTGGAACCCCGCTGGTTAATCAGGTATTGAGATATAACGGAACGGCTTGGGCTAACGCGAATTCGGATACATCGTCAGCAGGTACGGGCGTTGTATTTTATAACGCCACCCCTAACATAACTCCTGTCGGGGCAAATAACGATATACCCATTTCGACATTCGCAACCATCCCAGTCACTACCGCAGAACAGACCATCTCTGGAACGGCGGTTAGTAACACGGTCTGCTTTTCCGCTTTTGTCTCGGCTGCTCTTGGTCGGACTATATTCGATGCGGGTATCTGGGATTTTACTATCTGGGCGGGAGTTGATAGCGTTGCTAGTGGATCAATCACTACGATCACGCGGCAGATTTATACTGCGATTCCACTTGTCACTGGAACGATTACGACCACGGGAACAGGAACAAGCAGAACGGCTACGGCATCGGCTGGAACTCCTTTCGCTGCTGCGGTTATTGATGCTTCTGCAAGTGTGCTGGTATCTTCCTATCTACAAACCCCGAACGGAATTTATCAGATCACGGGCAGAACTTCAGATACAGAAGTTACTATCGCAACACTAAGCGGATACACAAACGAATCAGCAGTAGCGGGTACGGTATGGAAGAAACTCTTTGGAGTAACAACTCCGAGCATCACTTCCATATCTCCTGATTATTCACAACTAGATGCGTATATAACTCAGCCGTCAACAGCGGTCACTATCGCAACTAGG